CCTCATAGGTCCTAGTTAAAAAAATTGAAATTTATATATAAGTTATCTTACATTGAAACTAAAATGGAGACAACAAACAATAAAATCACCATTCTCGCACCACATAGAAGCCGAACTTGGCTACTCAATCAATTGAATCGCGACATCCAACAATATCCAACAAATGTTTCTGAAGTTTTGACAAAAATTCGCAATGAACTGCCTGAAATTCCAAATAATGGTTTGTTGATTCATGCAGATCGTGATACATTACGATTCCATGTGCCTACCACTCACGAAACGACATCTTTATATCTGATGGATAACAGATTTCATCTTGTGCATATGATTCAATAAACGAGTTTCTAAAGTCTTCTTTTTTTATGTAAAAAAATTTATCAGTCTAGTCCAATCAACACTAAAAATTCGAACATCAAATGCGTATGAATTTGAACAAATCATAGTCATTTCAATCTCATGAGCGCATCATATGTAAAGTCTGGAATTATGCGAATAGTTTCGGTAGCGGGCAATCTGTGTTTTGATACTTGTTTGTGTCTCAATATGAATTGTTCAAATGAGGTCTTGCACAGGAAAACACATCAATTAAAAGACACTCCTTGTATTCTTGACGATGTGAAATCACTCTTTGATTGATGTCATCAGTTTCACCTATCTAACAATAAAATTGTTGGAATCCGTTTCATGAACCTTGAGTATATATACTAGTGGCGTGTTTTTGTTTTGCCGGAATGTCAAGTTCTTTCTGTTTGTTGAGGTCGTACTCAAGTTGTTGTTTTTCATTTTGTACATTTGCTAATGTAGTTTTGTGTATATATTTGAAAAATATCGATTCCATCTTTGAATAATATCTTCTTGTTTGTTTGCCTTTTTGCGTGTTAGGCATCATACATAACGCTTTAAATGTGTCAACATTCATCATGATTTTTTCTTTGTTATGACCTCCATGAACTTGCTCCACATTTTGGTGACGCAAGATCTGTGTTTGCTTCAAAGTTTTTAACTAATGCGTTTTGCAATATATTTTCTTGCAAACCCAAGCCATTCCCAAATATTATACAAATCTACCACGAATTCGTTAGAGTTATTACTGAACATCAAATACAATTGAAAGTTTGTGATGAATATTTCTTTGTTCTCACAATCTAAATTCTGCATTATCATATTTGTAAGTTTGATATCGGTGAACATTCCGTTGTGAACAATTTCGGAAGGCATCTTGATAATAAAATATTACAAAGTCATCTCTTTGAATACTTGTATGTTGGATTTCTAAACGTGTGGATACATGTTGAAGTTCAACTTGATCTTTTTTAGTTTTCCTCCAGAAAGTGGAGCAAATTTTCATCGATTATCAATGAAGTAGCTAAAAAGAAATAATCAGAAGATCACAATAATTACTAAACAACACAGATTGTGCGTCTAGTTGCTGTAGGCAAGGCCCGATCAATGATCGGCATTCATGCTTTCACACGAACACGGAGTACACCTTATGGACTTCATCGATGTTGTCAGCATCTCAGTCCCCATTTCCGTCTACTCTCTGAACCTTCTCCATTGTCCATGACATTGAACTTTAGGAGCTTGGCTGCGGATTGCCCAATCCTTTGCGTTGTTCCCATACCCGACGGTATTACCGTGGCCAGTCAATACTTTCGTTATTGACCTTGGGAGCAAAGGCTCTAAGGGGTTTCCCGCAATTTGGAAATGTTGCAGTAATGCTTTTGCATTACTACTAGCTGGTTACATACACCCCACAGATGCCAACCTGTGGAATGTGCAATTCATTACACTGTTTACCCGGCAAGGTTTGAATTGCAACCTTGTCGGCAGCCAACTGTTATGGGCAGCCTTATTACGTTTACCCATGCCAGACATGATACGTAGCACGTTGTAAGACACAGCATAAATGCGTACCTTGGCAGATCCACCGGACACACTGCGGGAGCTTAGGGTCAGCTGCAAGGTAGCATTATCAATACGAGAGAAGTTGCAAGTGCCTGAGGGTTGGTGCTCCTCGGGGCGCAGAGCGAATGAGTACACGTTGACACCGCAGCTTGGCACGTTCTCGTGGTGTTGGTAGGGTTGAACCAAGTTAAAGTATTTTCCGTCACGTTCAGAGAACCTGTCGTGACCGTTGAGTTGAAGTAGAGCACGAGACACTGGGTTAACACCATTCTCGAAAGACACAGGCACATACACATTGTTAGCACCACCAGCAGCCACACCAGGCATGGCACCAGCTTGGCGATCAGTGCTATCAGGAGACACAGTGGAACCGTTGGATAGAGAAAAGGCACCACCAGACACACCAGCAGCAGCAGTGTAGGTGTAGTCGTAGTCGTCAGTGTAGTTGAACCATTGTTTGCCCCAAGGAGCAGAGTCGGACACGTTCAGGTCACGCTGCACAACCCAAATCAACTCTTTGGTTGGGTGATTGAAGTTCAGCTTGAACTTGTTGTTGGTGTTGGAGGTGGATTCATCACCGGTGAATTGAAGTTGTTCAATCAGGTATTCATGGGATACTTGAGCGAAACGGCGGCGTTCGTCAGTGTCAAGGTAAACATAGTCGACGAATAGAGAGCAAGTTAGGGAGGGAATGGTGACACCAGTCATAGTGGTGGTTGGAACACCACCAGAGACAGTGCCTGACCAATAGCAGTTCTTGGCATCATTTAGTTCCAGGTTGATCTTCACTTCGTGGTATTGAAGAGCAATCAAAGGGAGAGCAAGGCCGGGATTTCGGTTCCAGAAGAACTCTAGAGGAACATATAGGGTGTCGCCAGACACGGTGACACCGGTGGTAGCAGATGGGGTGGTAAGGTATGGGCTGTTGCCAACCATAGTAGAATAACCAATCTGGTGACCGGCAGTTTGGGTCAGTTCGTTCCAGATGTGGATCCAGTCGCCATAGTGCTTGTCAATGCGTTGACCACCGATTTCTAGCTCGACGGATTTGATCATGCAGTGACCCACCCAGTTCAACCACCGGAATGAAGTACCTGAAGCAACAGTAACGTCGGGAAGTTGCACACGTAGGTATGCGCGGTGGATCAGATCACCATTACGGGAAATGGTGCAGGTAACTTTCTTGGACCAATCGGCAGAGCCGTTGAAGGTTTGCTCAATAGATTCCAGAGCAAAGTTAGTGTGTCTGCGGTAAATGACCTTGAAGAAGGTAATTTGAGGGTTACCGGTTAGGTAAACATCTTGTGCGCCATCAGTACGCCTCTCAAGTTTCCTTGAAAGCTGGACTATACCTTAAGCTATCACCGAGAAACTGGGATTTCTCTCAAGCCCATCCATTGTAGTCTCTGAACCTTCATCTTGAATATTATACCCAAATATAAACAAGATGCTTGGCTGCGGATTGTCCAATCCCATTGCATTGTTACCATTGGTATCGATAATTAACCGAGTTCCTTTACAAAGTCACCTCTGTAAAGTGGTAGCAAGGGCTCTAAGGATATTCCCGCAATTTAATGATGTTGCATTGTAGAAATGGCTACAATACTAGCCGATTATATAGTGCAGTTGCACCCATACATTCCACTGTTTTCCTAGAATGGTGTTGTATGGAACCGTTCTAGCAGTCGACTGTTTCGCGCGTAGGCGCTTGTTCTCACGCGACTAGTTGCATTAGACCACCTCCCATTTCTTTTTATAATATATGGTTAGATTTTTTTTTTGCCAGAACGCGTCATTATTATATTATAAAAAATACCGATGAGAAAAATATCATAGCATTTAAGAATTCCGCTTGCTTTTGATTTTATATGAATGATATCTGGAAAAGTAAAAAAAAATAATGTCAAACAACATAGTACGAGTATATCTAAAAAAACTCTAGATATTCAGCATAATTGTAAGCTTACCGAATTCTCCAATCATCAAGAGAATATAAACAATATCAAAGATCAAATAAAATACTTGGAAGAAAAAATAAAGTCATACAAAGAAAAACAATACCAAGGACTTGAATTAAGCGATATTGATATAGAAAACATGTTATATTTAAGAGACCAAAGGGATAGTCTAGTGAAAGAACTTGACGTGCTGAATGAACAGGATGAAGTTGAATACTTTGTTAATACTGCCCCAATCCTTTTT